CGAGGTCTGATGCCGCTTTTTGGTCGCAAGAACAAACAGGACGCGCTCGTCTCGCGGATTGCCGAAGAAGTGGTGAAAGCCACGAACTCAATGGCTTCTACACCGATGGGCGGCTCTGGGTACGCCACGACTACGGCTGCACAGCCAGCGACAATGCCCGGAGGTCAGGGATTACTCCAGACTGTCGGTAATCAGGCGAATCCGCTTCCTCGTCCGGCGACATCGTTCGGCTCGCAACTTGGTCCGGCTGCGCCATTCCTTCCTGCGCCACTAGACCCTGTTTACGATGATAGTGGACGCGCTCTTCCTCGCGTGTGGGAATACCCTGTCGCGTGGAACCTTGACCTCAATCAGCGCACGACACCTTGGTCGGTGCTGCGGTCAATGGCTGACCAGATTGACATTATCCACAGGGCGATAGAACTGAAGGTCGCCGAACTCACTAAACTTGATTGGTCTTTCACTGTTGAAGACTCAACTATTAACGAGATTATGGCTGCCGATGGAGTCAGCCACGCTCAGGCTGCCAAGCAAGCGAGAGAAACTTACGATGAGAAAATCAACGAACTGCGCGAGTTCTGGGAGAATCCCTATCCGCAGTTGGGTCGCACTTTCTCGGAGTGGCTCACTGAGTTCTTGTGGCAACACTTTGTCTTCGACGGAACTCCCGTATATCCGCGCTACAACCTCGGCAAGAACTGCATCGGATTTGAGATTATTGATGCTCCGACTATCAAAGTCCTGCTAGATAATCGCGGTGCTATTCCCGAGCCACCGAGTCCTGCTTTCCAGCAAGTCCTCTGGGGATTCCCTCGCGGTGAATACCAAGCCACCGAAGGCTCGGATGGCGAGTTCTTCTCCGGCGCAGGTAACAACGATGAGTATCTCCGTGACCAGTTGGCGTATTTCGTGCGTAATCGCCGGACTTGGTCGCCCTACGGATACTCCTGTGTTGAGCAAGCGGTACCGGCAGCGACTCTGTACCTAGAGCGTCAGCGATGGATGAAGGCTGAGTATCAGTTCGGCACAGTGCCGATGGCGTTCTTTGAGACGGACTCCGATGAGATGGACATCCAGCGTCTCGCGCAGTTCGACAAGTTCTTCAACGACCACTTGACCGGACAGACCGCCGAGCGTATGCGTACTCGCGTATTGCCTCGCGGATTCAAGCCAGTGTTCGCCCCGACGATTGACGAACGCTACAAGTCGGACTACGACAACTTCCTGATTCTCCGCATCGCGACCATCTTCGGCGTGGCACCGAGCGCGTTGGGAGTCGTGCCTCGTTCCGGACTTGGTGGCTCAGGAGAGCGCGCAGGGGAAGCACAGGCAGCCATTTCCGTCTCCCAGAAACCTTTGGAAGCATTCCTCACCGAGACAATCAACACGCTCTCGCGCCGATTCCTCGGTTCGGATAAGAACATCACATTCTCGTTTGACGATACGGATGACAATCCCGACCTCATGGCGAAGAAGGCGAACGCTTACCATGTGACGCTCTCTTCCGGACAGATGACGATGAACGATGTTCGCGGAGAACTGGGTATGCCTCTCTACGACATCCCCGAAGCCGACGAGCCGTTTATCCTCGCTGGCAACACGATTCAGTTTCTACGGGGAACGCTCGAAGTTCAGAAGAAGCAACAGGAGGCACAGATAAGTGGCGCGACTGGCGAGGAGTCACAGGGCGAAAGCGCATCGGGCGAAGAAAGCGCACAAAAGCCACAAACTGCGAGTAGCAGCCAAACGCAGAAGGCTGACGTAGCGAAAGCGGAACTGGATAAGTTCCAAGCATTTGTCAGGAAACGCCAGAAGTCGGGGAAGTGGCGTGACTTTGATTTCCAATCCATCGAAGCGGATAAGGCTACCGCACTAAACGCCTCGGGACGTGCGCTTGTTGAGCGCGGTGATATCCCAAAAGTCATTTCACTTATTGAGGTAGTAAAGACTTACGACCCCGACCAGCCTCGCGAAGCCAATGGGCGTTTCGGCAGTAAGGATGATGGCGGTGGCGGTGACGCTGCTAGCGGTACCTCGTTCAAGACTTGGGATGATGTCCGCGCGTGGGGAGACAAAAACAACATCAACATTGACGAAAAGAGTCTGACCGACATAGCGCGGATGACTCCGGAATCTATGTCTAAAGTCGCTGGTTGTGTTGAAGCGATGGATGCGAAGTTCCCCGGAGTAAAAGACGAACTAAAGGGGATTCGTGGACAGAACTTTGAAGCAGGAGTGCTTGCTGCCGTAAGTGGAGATTACAAAGCCTTAAAAAGCGGAGGCTCCGCGATGCTTCTTACTGGCAGACTCGGCGACGCTTTCGCGAATCCCGAAGAATTCAAGGCGCAACTTGAAAGAACTCGGATGAGATTCAGTAATGGGACTTTGGTAAACAAATCTATATACGGAAGCAGA